GGTAGCAAGCTGAAGACGGCTGTCACCGGAAAGGTTAAGAAAGGCAGCGCAGCAGCGAAGCGGCGCAAGTCTTTCTGCGCTCGTTCTGCCGGTCAAATGAAGAAGTTCCCCAAGGCTGCAAAGAATCCAAACAGCAGACTTAGGCAGGCTCGGAAACGGTGGAAGTGCTGATGACTGAGCCAGTAGAAGTAACTCTAGCCAGACTAGAGGAAAGAATTACCCAGCTTCAGGATGAGGTTCGGCACGTTCATGAAGAGGTGAGCGATCTGAAGGCTCAGGCCAACAGGTGGAAGGGCGCTTTCTGGGTAATCTTAGCCCTTGGGGGTGTGGTGGGCACTTTAGGCCATCTGGTTATAGGCTGGATGAAATGATATCGAGGACACAAATGAAAAAGCAAATCAACGCGAATATGGGAAAGTTTCTGGAAACCTTCTCTCCTGCGTATAGCATTGCCAAGGGCAAAGGCCCGATTGGTGAGGCTGTTCGTGGCGGTAAGGGTATGGGGCTTTTGGGGCTGGCCGCTAAGGCAGCAGAAAAAAAGAAAAAGAAGAAGCCAGCCGGATCCGAAGCGATGCAAGCCAATCAGATGCAAGGCATGGCTAGGATGAAGTCTGGCGGCGCAATGAAGCGCAAGCGCCCGATTGATGGCATTTGCTCCAAAGGCAAAACCAAGGGTCGCATGGTCTGATGCCCAGAAACTACGGCTCGGAGTACAAGAAGTATCAGTCGTCGAGCAAGCAGAAGAAAAGACGCGCCTCTCGTAACACTGCGCGGAACCGCATGATTGCGGCAGGTAAGGCCAAGAGAGGGGACGGCAAGGATGTCGCTCACAGGAACGGCAACCCGATGGATAATCGGCGCTCCAACCTGAAGGTGGTACCGGCGTCCAAGAACAGATCTTTCAGGCGAACCAACACGGCTCGCAAGGTTAACAAGAGGGCTTAGAAAATGAGAGCGGCAAAGAATCTTTGCGCCCAGAAGAAAAAGCCGGTGGCTTTGAAACGGGGCGGGAGCGTAAAGAACCCGGTGGCAAAGGAGCTTGGCGAGTCCAAGTTCAAGCCTAAGGTTGTGAAGCCCAAGAAGGGCAAGGGGTCTTACTCAAGGAAGGGCAAGGCCCTTTCTTATTCTTCGGGGGGCAAGACCAAGTCCACCGTCAACAAGGCAGGGAACTACACCAAGCCGACCATGAGAAAGCGCCTATTCAACCGTATTAAGGCCGGAAACAAGGGCGGGGCCAGTGGTCAGTGGAGTGGGAGAAAAGCGCAAATGCTGGCCTCTGCCTATAAAAAAGCGGGAGGCGGTTACCGCGATTAGGGATGCAACATGTCTTCCTCCTGTTTGTATTTTTAGGGCTGGGGGAAGATAAGCGCCTAGTCAGCAACGACCTGTACTTTAGGGATTTGAATGATTGCGTATGGTACGCACAAAAACTTCATAAACAGGGGCAGGCGATAACAGCTTATTGTCTGCCTAAGTTGGTAGACGAAAACGTAAGGGTATACTGATGGATCCAGTGTCAGCCATGGCGGCAGCCAGCACGGCCTTTGCCACGATTAAAAAGGGCTTCGCCGTAGGGCGTGACGTTGAGTCTATGATGTCTGACATCGGACGATGGATGGGGGCGCTGTCCGATCTGGATCAGGCGGAAAAAGAAGCAAAGAATCCACCCATCTTTAAGAAGCTCTTTGCGGGCAAGTCTGTTGAGCAGGAGGCCATGGAGGTCTTCTCGGCAAAGCGCAAAGCGCAGGCCCAAAGAAACGAGCTAAAGCAGTGGGTCGGTCTTACACTGGGGCAGTCAGCATGGGAAGATCTTGTAAGGACAGAGGCTAAGATCAGAAAGCAGCGTCAGGAGACGCTTTATGCTCAGAGGGAGCGCCGCAGAAAGTTTGTTGAGATCATGGCATGGGTGATACTTAGCGGTGCCGGTATCTCTGTTCTTGCTGCCTTTGTCCTGCTTCTCAAGGCACACTCTGCAAGGGCTGAGGAACTCTATGTGACATGCCGCTTGGCGGGGTATGAAAAAATCAACTCAGAGTGGGTATGTTTGTACCGTGGTACAAATAACACGCAAGATGTGATACATTTAAATGATGAAGGTTTTTGTCCAAGGCAGATAAGCTGCAAATACGAGCCAAATAAAAAGACGCGAACAATTAAGGACGCGATTGATTCAATCAAAGAGGCGATGCAGTAATGCCGCTAAAGAAGCCGCAAAAGAGCTTGAAGTCTTGGACCAAGCAAAAGTGGAGGACGAAAAGTGGCAAACCGTCCACACAGGGTCCGAAAGCTACCGGGGAAAGATATCTACCGGCTAGTGCCATCAAGTCACTTTCGTCGAAAGAGTATGCAGCCACCACGAAAGCCAAGCGGAAAGCTACTCGATCCGGTAAACAGTTTTCCAAGCAGCCTAAGAAGATCGCTGCAAAAACAAGACGACACAGGAAGGCCTAACGATGGCGGTAGTAACACCTGATCTGCCTGAGATCTTTGAAGAGGCGTTTGAGCGGGCAGGCCTTCAAATGACAACCGGCTACGACCTCAAGACCGCCCGTCGCAGCCTGAACCTATTGACACTGGAGTGGCAAAACCGTGGTCTTAACCTTTGGACTATTGAAGCTGGCACGCAAGCTCTCACGTCTGGAACGGCAACTTACACGCTTCCAGCAGACACTATTGACCTCATTGAGCATCAGATTAGAACGGGAACAGGTACGTCTCAGGTGGATACAAACTTGGAGCGTATCAGCGTTTCAACGTATGCAAAGCAGAGCGCAAAAAATACTCAAGGACGCCCCTCTCAAATTTTTATTGACCGTCAAGCAACGAGTGTCTCAGTTACTCTCTGGCCTGTTCCAGACGTTAGCACATACACTCTCTCGTATTACCGCCTTCGTGGAGTCTCTGGCGTCTCGTCTGGGATAGGCACGAGTGCGGATGTGCCGCCACGGTTTGTGCCGTGTCTGGCAGCTGGGCTGGCGTATTATATCGCCATGAAGAAGCCCGAGGTGGCGGCCCGTGTGGCACCGCTGAAGCAAGAGTATGAGTTCCAGTTTGAACTCGCAGCCGGTGAAGACACCGACTCATCGTCAATCAAGTTCGTGCCATACGACACATTCTACTTAGGAGGCTAAGATGCCAACATACAAAACCAAGAAGGGCGATAATATTAAAACTATTAAGCCCATATCGCGGACAGGACAAAAGCTGCTCGGCATGAAAAATGTCCGCAAGGGGTCTACCGCAAAAAAGGCTGGCGGTTCTATGAAAAAGAAGGGCTATGCCATGGGTGGTGCCATGAAGAAAAAGGGCATGGCCAAGGGTGGCAAGCTCAAGATGGTTGAGAAGGACGGTAAGAAGGTTCCGTTCTTTGCCGCTGACGGCAAGGGCAAGATGGCCAAAGGCGGCATGATGAATAAAAAAGGCTACGCTATGGGCGGAGCTATGAAGAAGAAGGGCATGAAAAAAGGCGGCATGATGAAGAAGGGATATGCCAAGGGCGGATCTGTGAAGGTCAAGTCTGGCGATACCCTGTCTCAGATTGCAAAGTCTAAGGGCGTTACTCTCAAGGCTCTTTTGAAGGCCAACCCCGGCATCAAAAACGCCAATATGATCAAAGTGGGTCAGAACATCAAAGTGCCTACGGGGCAAGGAAAGTCAATCGGCCCAGCAGGGCGTTCCAGCAATCCTTATAAGGGTTTGACTAAAAATCAAATGGCTGCCCTTGGGCAAAAGAAAGATAACGCATTTGGCTCCGCCAAACAGCGTCAACGCGCGGCTACAAGTAGCATTAGAAATACAGATGCTGAAGGCAGGGTCAGTGGCTCGCCGAAGCCAAATAAGATTATGACCACCAAGTCAGCAAAGCCAACTGTTAAGCGCGGAGATCGTCGTAATGCAGCGGCTAAGAAGGCAGCGCCTACTATGCCTACTCCAAAGCCATCAAAGCCAAAGGACAGCCGTCGTACAGGCAGGAAGGCCATGGGCGGCATGATGAAGAAAAAAGGTATGTCTAAAGGCGGGGCCATGAAGAGGTCAAAGGGCGGCACCGTGCGTGGTGCTGGCGCAGCGACTAGGGGCAAGCGGTTCGGTAGGTCTGCATAGTGGCATTCCTCCAAAGCAACATACCCCACTTCAAGTGCTGGGTGCGTCGTGAATACACGCATAATCACTCCGATTATCATGGAGAGTTTCTCCATGCTATGGCGATAGCGGTAACCACGATTCCCAATCGGTGTCTCAGCTTCCAGATTATCTTTACGGGCTGCGAGGCTGACGACACTGATGAGCCGAATGTACACGGGGGTGCGATGTGGGCGCGTATGCCAATCACCGCCTTGGTTGGTGACACGCCCTTTGAAGAGTGGCCTGAGCCTATGCCGGTTCATGCGGCACAGCCTTGGGACTGCTCTTCAAGAACGCACGCTGTGTACACGCTAGACAGGGCCACACCGTGCCCTTGGATGGCGAAGATAGGCGGGGAGTTTTATCCCGCCAAATACTATTTCACCGTTGACTATACCGACAGTGAGATAGGCGATGATCCGGCGCAGCACAAACAGAGCCATGTGCTGGAGCTATTGGATGCAGGCAAGTGGACAGGAAACATCGTGGCTCTACCAAACAACCGAGTAAGGGTAACGCATCCCGCTTGGTTCGAGACCGGCACCGGAGCGCCAGACTTCTTGCCGTCTCAGCACATACACTACTCGAAGTCTGATCTGGACTACACGTTGGATGTAAATCAGATCTTCGACAATTTGTACGCGGGTACAAACGATGACGACAGCTAGGGGTAAATATGCCTTTGGGTTCTGCGACAAGACGGGATTTAGATATGATCTGAACGATCTTGTTGACGAATACAAAAATGGCGTAAAGACAGGCCTGAGGGTTGGTAAGGACGTGTTCGACCCGGACCACCCTCAAAACTTTACGGGCCGTGTCAGGATTGATGACCCCCAATCTCTTAGAAACCCGCGCCCAGAAAACAAGTCAGAGCCGGTAAATTTTAGATTCCCGGCAGTCAACTTGGCAACCATTGAGCCTATTACGGTGCCGTTTATGCGGGCTGAGGCAGGAGTGCTTTCGACTTCAGATACAGTAGCGGTCACTCCGATATCTGTATCCCTGACAGGTTTGTCGATGACCGTTTCAGCAGGCTCTCCCTCGGTGCAGGGCAGTGTCGCAGTGACTCCGACAGGAGTTTCTGCAACAGTTTCGCTTGGAACTTTGTCGGCTAGTGTTACCGGCATAACAACGTATACGGTAACAGTCGCCCATTATTATGGAGCGCACAAGTATTATATCGACGGTGTTCAACAAGCTACGGTGAACTTAAGCGAGGGCAGTACATACAGATTTGACCAGTCCGATGGCACCAATTCTGGACATCCACTTAGATTTTCCACCACGTCCAACGGCACTCACGCCGGAGGAAGTGAGTACACTACCGGCGTGACGACTGCCGGGACTCCGGGCAGCGCAGGAGCCTATACACAGATCACAGTAGCCTCCGGTGCCCCGACTCTGTATTATTACTGCACTAACCACAGCGGTATGGGCGGCACCGCGAACACGCCGTAGGAGTAGACAATGGCAATTACAACAGCAATCTGTACCAGCTTTAAGCAAGAGCTTCTGGAAGGTACGCACAACTTTGGGTCATCGGGGGACACCTTCAAGGTGGCTCTCTACACCAGCAGCGCAAGTCTTGACGCTAGCACAACGGCGTACACTACAAGCAATGAAGTGAGTGGGACAGGCTACTCGGCGGGTGGCGCAACGCTTACAAATGTCGCGCCAACAACTAGCGGCACTACCGCATATGTGGACTTCAACGACGTTACGTTTTCTAGTTCCACGATCACCGCCAGAGGCGCACTGATCTACAACAGCAGCGACTCCAACAAGGCTGTGGCGGTATACGACTTTGGTTCCGATCAGGCGTCATCCTCTTCTGACTTTACCATTACATTCCCAACAGCGGATGCGAGTAATGCCATTGTAAGGATTGCCTGATGTCATTTACTTACGCGCAACTCAAGACAGCAATACAAGACTTTGCGGAAAACACCGAAACGTCTTTTGTCACCAATCTGCCTGTATTCATACGGGCGGCAGAGGAGCGCATTCTCAAGTCTGTGGATCTTGAGAACTTCCGCAAGAACGCGACATCTAGCCTGACTCAGAATGATGAATACCTGTCCATGCCGACAGATTTCCTTGCGCCGTTTTCCTTCTTTATTAACACATCTGGCTCTGAAGCGTTTCTGATTGAGAAGGATGTCAACTTCTTGCGCGAGGCATATCCTGATCGCACCAGTACCGCTACCCCCAAGTATTATGCTATATTTGATAGCAAGACAGATGCGAGCGGGAATGTTACAGGGAACTTTATTGTCGGGCCAACACCCAACAGTAACTACACTGTAGAGCTTCACTATTTTTACCGTCCAGCCAGTCTGACTGCCGGTGCCGACGGCGAGTATACATGGTTAAGCAAGAACGCTCCTAACTCTCTGCTCTACGCCGCTTTGATAGAGGCATATATCTACATGAAGGGCGAGCAAGACGTTATCGCCATGTACGAGGGCAGATATGCAGAGAGTCTGGGCAGGCTAAAGGATCTCGCGGAGGCCCGTGAGAATGACGATGCGTACAGGCAGGGACTGCCCAGAATGGCGCGGACATAAGGAGTGAGAGATGGCGACATCTAATGCAGCAACCACCTATTTGGAGAACAAGCTCCTTAGCTTTATCTTCAAGAACAATGCCGGGAGTTTTGCAACTCCGGGTAATTCCATTTACGTCGGTCTCGCAACCGCAGTGTCGAACGCGGAAGCTGGCACTCTGACAGAGGTGAACACTTCGACACAGGACGCCAACTACACGCGGCAGCAGGTTAACGCGGCGGGCTGGACACTGGCCTCGTCTTCGACAGACCAGCAGACGGTGACCAACGCAGCCAACATCGAATATTCTGCATCAAGCGGCGTAGCCACCTACACCGTGACACATGCTTTTATTGCGGACGCATCTACCGGCGGCAACATCCTGTTTGTCGGTGCGTTGGACGCATCAAAGGCGATTGCTTCTGGTGACATCTTCCGGATCAATGCAGGGAACCTGACCATCGAGTTGAAGTAATGGCACTGGTACTCAAAGATCGCGTCAAGGAGACGACCACTACCACCGGCACTGGCACTTACACACTCGCTGGTGCCGTTAGTGGTTTTGAGGCGTTTTCAGAGGTTGGCAACAGCAACACGACTTACTACTGCTGCACGGATGGGACGGACTTTGAAATTGGAATCGGAACGTACACATCGTCAGGCACAACGCTGGCTCGTACCACGATCCTACAAAGCTCTAACAGTGACAATGCTGTTAGCTGGTCCTCTGGTACGCGCACTGTCTTTTGTACGCTGCCTGCTGAAAAGATGATCTTTAACGACGCCAACAACGTGATCCAAGGCTTTACGGATAACTCGCTGGCATTCGCGATTGCGTTAGGATAGCAACATGGCAAACGCTTTTAAGACATTTACGGACACGGGCGTAGGAACTGCCAACGCGGACGTTTACACATGCCCCTCCGCCACAGAGACCACCATCATTGGCCTGAACGTGGCGAACATTTTGGCGGTGTCGATTACGGTTTCGGTCCAGCTAATCAACAACGACGGTGACAACGTACATATCGTGAAGGACGCCATCGTGCCGGTAGGCTCGTCGCTGGTGGCTGTCGGCGGTGACCAGAAGATTGTGATGAACGCGAGTGACATCCTGCGGGTGACGGCAAGTCAGGCGTCTGCTGCTGATGTTGTTGTATCGGTACTGGAGATTAGTTGATGGCTCTGAGCAAGGTTGGCACCAATCAAATCGACACTGCCGCAACTCCTACGGTTGCCGAGGCTACGATTACCGGCGACCTAACCGTGGACACCAACACGCTGAAGGTGAACAGCACGAACAACCGTGTGTCGATAGGTGGAACAAGTCCTTCACAAAAGTTTGTTGTGACCAATGCTGGTGCTGACAATATTGTTATGGCTGAAAACAGCAGCGCATCCATTCAGATGTTTATGCAAGCCACTAGTGGCACAGGCTCTGTCGGAACGCTGACTAATCATCCTGTGCAATTTCTGTCAAACAACACAGAACGTATGCGTTTGCATCAAGGTGGTGATCTTTCACTCGGCACCACTACGGCGACCGGCCTTTTTAATCTTGAAAACGGCGATAATGGTGAGCCTGTTATTCAGGCAAAATGCACCAGCACAACATTCAATCACGACTTGTTGAAATTGATCTGTTCTCGTAGCGGTGCCACTACAGAGTTCAATGCAATCACTCTTTTTACTAATAACACAGACCTTAAATTTCTTGTGCGTCCAGACGGCGACCTTGAAAACGCGAACAACTCTTACGGCGCACTTTCTGATCAGAATCTCAAAGAAAATATCGTGGATGCAGGTAGTCAGTGGGATGATTTGAAAGCCCTCCGTGTTCGTAAATACAATCTCATCGGAGAGACAGCAACTCACATAGGTGTTGTGGCACAAGAAGTTGAGGCTGCGGGCATGGGCGGTCTGGTCGCTCTTAGTACGAACACTGAGACACAAGAAACGCACAAGAGTATGAAGTATTCTGTGCTTTACATGAAAGCTATCAAGGCATTGCAAGAAGCTATGACCCGTATTGAAGCCCTTGAGACGCAACGTGCCGACCTTGAGGCCCGACTGACCGCACTGGAAAACGCATAATGGCATACCTCGGCGCACAACCAAACAAGACACTGACGAAGACAACGAGCCAGAGCTTCAACGGCACTGGTTCGGCGACCGTGTTTACACTGAACCGCGCCGTGAACACTGGAGAGGAGTTGGAGGTTTTTTC